TGGAGGTAAGTTTTCATCTGAGTATGTCAAGGTGATAAAGGAGTTTTTTTCGTGTTGCGATGCCTCATGGACCATGCGGATCGACCACGATTCTGCGTGGTTTAAGCGACATCCTATGCAACGTCCGCATGGTAAGTGAAGTTCGGATATCCCTTGACCGGTTGTATTATTAAAGATAATCTTGTTTTCAGGGTCCCTGAAAGCCCTGAGTGGATAGTAACATGCTGTCATGGTTGCTCCAAATTTAGCCCCAGATGCGTTCTGGGGCTTTTTTTTATAGTCTGATCCCACCGCGCATTGGACGCGGGGAAAGGTTCATTTTGTTCGTTTTAGAGGCTGTTTTAGAAAACAGCTTGCGTGAGGCGGATTTTTTCATTTTCTTACGTTTCATTTAAATTCCTTTTGTTTGTTTTGGGCGCCTTTTGAGTATCGGCGCTAGTGACCTTTTTGTAAAGAAAAAGTGTCACTGGGTACCTATATGACAAGTAGGGAGCGGTACCGAGACCCCAAATTTGGGGTCATTTCGACTTCGTCGACCAGCTGCACTGGACGCGGGTCAGGAGGCTAAAGCCTCCTCGACCTAGATAATTAGGGGATCCTAATTTTTTTGGAGTCTGGGAAATAAGAAAGGGGAGCCTTAGCCCCCCTGTTCCTTGTGTTTCGTCGTCGTTTAAATCGTCGTCGTTAGACTGCGTCACTTGAAGGGGGTGGGCTCTTTGTTTCAATTTCCTGTTTAGACTCTTGAGGCTTGAGTAGGCCTAGTTTTTGAGCTTCGTCCCGATTGGACTCATCATTAACGAATTGGATTAATTCGTTTGGATTGTTATTGAACTTCTTGCGTAGTTGTGAGGGAAGGGCATCAAATGTCATTTGTGCCTGAAGGAGTTTGTTTGAAGCAGTTTCGAAATCAGGAATTTCAGAAAAGTCCCCATATAGAGGACTTTTATTTGTGATGGGGAGAACCCCAGTTTTTTGATATTTAGCCATAATTCGGTTGATATCAACCTCATGTTTAAAGGCTTGTTTGGTGCGAGATGGTTTTGTGAATGTTTTTTGTACTCTCATGTTATTTTCTCCGTTGTACTTGTATTGAAGGATCATTTTTCTTACGGTCAGCTTGCATTTTTTCCAAGCGTTTTTGTTTTAACTCGCGCTTTCGCTCATTAAAGATATTTGGGGTTAGAGATCTTTTTGTTGCCTGAAGCATCCTGGCGGATGATGACTTAAAATCTCGAACCTGCTTAATAACGGGCTTAATTACTTCTTTAGTTAATGCATCTTTAACTTCAGCATCGGCAGAAGTTGATTTTGCAGTATTTTTTGCAACTTCAGTGTTGGCGCGTTGCAATTCGGCAAGAGTATTTTGAGCACGAATATCAGCTTCAGTTTTCTTAATTGTGTTATCAGCCATAATAGATTGAAAAGCACGGTCGGCAGTTGAAGATGCAGCTTGGGACATTGTTGAATCGATAGATGCAGCCGCTCCTTGGGGCGCAGATGCACCACCTTGAGAATAAGCAAGCATAGGGTTAATACCGGCTTCTTTCATATCCTGAGTTGCTCGCTGATAAGCTGTAGAAGACATTCTCTCCTGAAAAGCCATTTGCTCCTTGTTTTGAGTAATATTTGCGTCATTAGCTTCCTTTTGACCTTTATACTGAAAATAGCCCTGGGCAGCGCCCAGGGCAGTTCCAATAGCGGCAGTAGGATTAACAGCGCCTAAAATAGCACCAAGTCCACCGCCAAACATTAGAATCTACTCCCAAGAGTTGGAATAGAATATGTTGGCATAGGTCTAGCGCATACAAGATTAAAATATGCATCAAGAATAAAGTTAGGTTCGTCAGTTACCGCGAGAACGCGGGTCATTGGAACATCTTCTTCGATAAACTCATCATTAAGTAACGGTAGAGAGGCAAAGTCTTGTGACAGGTGCCAAGTGTCGAGAGATTGAGCGTCATTAGAACGGAATTTACCTGTAATGGTTGAAGGACGGTAGCGGTATTCAGCGTATCTTTCTTGGTATCCAAATACTTCGTCGTCGACTGAGGTGCCTTGTGCATAAATTTCCTTGTTAAGAACAGCTTGTTCCCCAAGCTGAGATAGTGCAGGCCAGTAATAGTCAAATCTTGTTTGACGTGACCACATACGGTTAAGACCTTGTTGGTAAGTTAGATCAGCGCGCACAGAAGCAAAGCCAATGATCCAGCCATGCTCTGTAAATGATTTAACAAAGCCAGCAGATTGATCAGATGCAGTTGCAAATGCAGCAAGGTTACCTTGAGGAGAACCTACTACAGTCGAAGAAGTCTGAGGGACAGTGTGGACGTTGATCGGAGTGCTAGAGCTACCGAGAAACTCAGGGCGCTGAAGTCTTTGATCTGGTGAAGTGACACCGAAATGAGCACGGAGAATTTCAGTATAACGAGTTCCACCGCGTGCGTCGCGTTCATATAGTGCCTGAATTTGAGTTGCTTCACGAAGTTGGTTAATAGTTGCAGCAGTAGCAACGGATAGGTCGGCATACAAAGATGCAGCGAGGTTATCAACAGTGTTAGTTGTTTCCAAAGTTGATGTAGCAGAATTCATCCGATAGTTGTTGGTACCAGCCTCGTTTGAAATAGAAAGAGTTTTAGCAGCAGCAGAACCAGTAAAGCCAACAGCAGTAATTGGAGCTGCATTGCCAAGGGGTAATTCTACAGAAGGTCCTTTTTGAGGAAAAGGAAGGGCTGACGTGAAATAATCGTGACGTTTGCCGCGTTTAAGAAGCGTGTATTCTGTTGGTGCGTCCGGACCATCATCAGTATTATTAACAACAGAGTCTTGCAAATTTTCATCTCTGAACCATTCGTTCCAGATTAGATTTATTGCGCGAAGAGGTAGTGCATTAACCTCGATGCCAGCCACTTGAGTAGGTATACCAAGATAATCATAAATGGACTGATTAAGAAAACCGCCGACAGGGCTAGTAATGGTTGGGACAAGAAAGTCAGTAGGGTCGTCAGGGTTACGTTGTTCGCCATTGAATTTTTTCCAGTTATCCCAAACAAGTCTGTTAGGGACAAAAAAGTAATGTTGATCCATGTAAATGTTATCCATTACAGGATGAAGAGGAGTAGCCATACGGGCAAATATACTTGCACGAAGATTGAAAGTGTCTCCGGGAAGAACTTCGTCTACAAAGATAGGGACAAGGACAGAAGCATCCATAGTAGTTTTATAACCGCTACTACGGTTAAATTGAGAGCGTGGAATTTTCGCTTGGGGAACTTGCGAAAATGAATGAGACATAACAGATTTCATTTTTTCTCCTTGAAAAAAAGAGGGGACCGAAGTCCCCTTGTTTTATTGTTTAAGTTCAATTCCGTTTCCGATAACTTGCTTAGCTTCGTACATAGTAATTGTACCAGTATGTTCGTCCCATTCACCTATTTCAAATGCGGTAAAATCTTCCGGGTATTTTGAATAGGTTGTTTCTGGGTTTTTGAGGGCTTCCTGAAATGCGCGAATAAATTCGCCGCGTGTTCGGAAATGACGTGGATGGTCATAAGCCATAGACTTAGAGTCATAGATTGATATTAGTTTGTTCATTTTTGCTTCTCCTGAAAGTGCAAGGAATCCTTGCGTGTTAAGTGGTAGGAGAGCAGTTTTTCATCATAAATATTAGTTTGGCAAGAGCCTTCGAGTTCTCGTGTAAAATTTTTCTGCTGAAGAAGTTTAACTTTGTGTTTTACGGTAGATTGATCTTGGTTAAATAATTTTGAGTTTTCTTCTCTGGTTTGTTTTATTTTTTCATACATTGATATGCCATCCGTTTTGGGATAGGCACACCAATCATGTTTTTCTAACCAACGATCATAATATCTGGGAGTTTTGAGACGTTTAGCTTCGTGTATTACTTCGTCTCTTGGGTAGATGTCTCCTGAGAATTGTTCGAGCCATTTTCTTCCGATGGCTTCTCGTCGCGACATTCGCGCTTGCTCAGGAGTGAGGGTAATATATTCGCCAGTGCTTGGATTAATGCGAGAATAATGGGCTTCACGTTTTTCACCACCTATTTTTTTTGTTACGTATTTTGCTACATACATGCATGTATTGTAGTTTACTTCACCTAATTCTGCATGTCCGTGCCCCCATAGGGCTGAGAGAGTTGAGGAAACGTAATACTTGTTTCCATTTTTTGTTCGCCAGTGTTGGTAAATGTTTTCCTTACCTCGATAACGAAGGTTGGTGCTAAAATCATAACCAAACAGCACAATGTGATAATGAGGACGTGTGAGCTTTTCGCCATATTCACCTACATAGTAATATTTGATTTTCGTATCGGACTGGTCGAGTAATTTCCTTAGTTTTTTCAAAAACAAAGTTACGTGTTCGTAATAAAGTGAACCATTTGGAGGTAAGTTTTCATCTGAGTATGTCAAGGTGATAAAGGAGTTTTTTTCGTGTTGCGATGCCTCATGGACCATGCGGATCGACCACGATTCTGCGTGGTTTAAGCGACATCCTATGCAA